CATTTAAGAATCCTTTACTTATGGATGTGTCATTTATTTCAATAACTTTGCATTTTCTTGCACCTATTCGATTGCTTTTGTTGAGTAGGTTTTTTGTTTGTGATAATATTATTTCTTTCTTATTATCCCATTCATCTTCCCATATGTGTATAACTCTTATGTTCTTTTTCTTAAAGTAATTTGTCTTATTCAGATGGTAATTCTTGTCTTTGAATTTATTTGAATGCCAATATAACCCATTGAATTCAAACCCAATATTGAGGCTTGGGATGTATATATCCAATTCCGTTATATCCCGGTGGGATTTTATGACTTCTTTGTTGTATAGTGATGATATGTGGTTGTATAGTTCTTCTTCTTTTATGGATGTTAAACTGTTTATGGGGTAACATGTGGTACATAAAGGTATATTATTCGATAATCTACTTTTATAATTATCATATTTTATTCGAAATTCGTGTCCTTTTTCACACATGAACAGTGATGTGCTGTTTCCTATGTATTTTATATAATCTTTGTGATTAGATATTTCATAATCCTTTCTGTGTTCTTCAGATTTGAAAACTTCAAGTCTGTTTTCATTTGCCCGTTCAATATTCAATGTGGAAGGAACACCATATTTCTTTATATTTGTTCTTCTTATTTTCTCTTTTGTTTCTTCTAATTTTGATATATGTGTAACACCATATTTGTCGATTGTATTTTTTCGTTGCCTTTCTATGAATTCGTCTGTTTTTGCATAGTTGTCAGTCCCATATTTCTTTATGTTGGTTTTTTTGAATTTTTCTTTTATTTCTTCTTTTTGTAGAACATGTTCAACACCATATTTTTCAATGTTGGTGTTTATCCTTTTTTGGATTATCTCATTTAATTTATCCGGATCTATTTTTTTACCTTTTAGGGGATGGTCTTTTTTTGGGGAATTCTCAATTGTTTCTTTTGCTTTGATCGTTCCACATTTACGGGAACATGCGTATTTAGTATCACTTGCCACTCTATTATAATCGACATACTTTTTATAGTGTTCAGTGCCACAATAATCACATTTTACTAATACCTCATTGGATATTGATAGAGGCAAGTCCTTTATATAAACTTCTATAAACTCTTTACTTGTATTGTATCCAAGTGAATTGTAGTGTTTGAGTTTCTTATTCCCCTTGGTTTTTACTTGAATGGTTTCAGATAATATCATATATTATATATCCTTATTATTTAATAAGGTTTTCAAAGGTTGGTTATTTCTTAAAACCACTTGTCATATTTTTCATTTGGTTCATATATTGACCGGGGTTGAAATTGGGCATTGAGTGTTGTTGTTCATCCTCTTGGTTTTTTCGTTCTTTTTCTTCTTCCTCAACCATTTCATTTATTATAGAGATATTTTCTTCCAACATCCAAAATGGCCAACAATCAAGTGCCATTTCATTCACATTATTATGTTTTTGTATAAGGAGTTTATTCTTTAATAAACTTTTCAAAGGCATCATGAATAACGAAAATACCTGACGCTCCGTTGGGAAATGACATTTCCGTGTGGACCTCCTGACCACACGTGCATTCTCTGCTAAGATTTTTTATCCCGAATGTAAGTTTATCTACTGCCGAATTTAAGAATTGGAATTCATTTGGTGAAAGTTGTTGATACTTTTGTAATTTTTTCTTGATGCCTTCGTTTGTTATAGAACTACGTCCATCTAATAGAAATGGTATTATTTTCAAAAAGGATAGGTCTGGTTTTCTTTTTTGGTTATTTTCTTCAATTATGTATTCAGTGAATGCTTTTTGTATGCCTATTGTTGGTGGTGTTAGGTTGAAAACAGTACCATTTTTCAACTCAAATACAAACGATTGTGATGAACTATCAAAGAACTTTTCCAGTGATGGTTCTATTTTGTGGAATTTGAAATTTTCCCTTTTCAATTCCATACTAACTTCTTCTCCACAAGAACACTTTTCTTTTACTTCAAGTGAGTTCCCTTTTTGGAAAGTGAGTTCTCTTATTAGAAAAATTATGAATAATCTATCTTGGTCTTTTAGTTCTAAATATGTTCCAAAGGAACCATCTGGTCTTTTTAATCTGACACATGATGCTAACATATCATTCATCTTCTCAACCACATCATAAAAGTTGTTATCATCGACCATTGAATATGCTTGAATCTCTCTTACTTGTGCTGCTCTTACGGTTAAGATTGTACCCATTGGGTAAAATTTACCACATGGTAATTGATTTATATCAAATGTTAAGTATTGTAGGTCTTCTGTACGTGATCCTGATTTGCTCGTATTTGTGTTTTCCTTCTCGTAATTTTCAATATTTTCAAGTGATTGGTTATTATTGCCACCATCATTGCTTATGTATTTTTTGAGATAATCCTCTTCGGACATATGGTTACTTTGAGTCATAATAGTAAGTTATTTTTATAGCATATATATGTTTATATAATCCCTCCCTTGTTATGTTTAAAATATAATATATATGGTGATGAGGTATATTAAACTATATGAAAATTTTCAAGGATTTGATAAATTTCGTGAGATAGTATCTACGATAGAAGCCGACTTTCTGAAGGGTGATTATATATCTGTTAATTCTGAATTGGATAAATTAAAATTGGAAACAAATGAATTACCTGAGTATGATATCTATTTTTCCACAGTATTCCCATCACAGGATCTCGAAGAAAAAGTTGGTGTCAGTGGTATATCCAAAAAATGGAATTTGCCATTTGGATTTGATGAACAACATCTTGAAAACCTGTGTGGGATATTCATTGAGCACCAAGAAATAACAGAACGAGTATTCAATGAGTTGTTATCACTTAATGAGGAATTGGGGGTTTTTAAAGATGTTCCTTTTAGGAGAGGTAACACTTATACCAAACATGCAGTCATTGGTGGTGCGTGTTCTAGGTTCAATGTTATTGATATTAAGGACTTTATTGAGAGTAGGCGATCAATAAAGGATGTTGATAATAATGATTTTATTTTTAAGGATTATGATATGTTCTATTCAAATTTATTCAATTCGGTTAGACGGAAAGTAGATGATATTGGATATTTCCCATCACCTATAACCCTTAGTAAATTGTTATATTCTAATTGATTATGTTTAGTTTGGTCTTATTTACAGCAACTACAATCACAGTCACAATTTTTACAATCTCCTTTGCAATCACAATCTGTGCAATCACATTTAGCAGATTCATTTGTAACTTCTCCATTGGCTTTCTCGGCCTTTGGTTCTTTTGACCACTCATTGAACTTCATAACAGAAGTTAATTTGTTTTCTTTAATATTTCTCATAACAGATACTTTATTTTTAGACCACTTTTTATGTGAGTCTATTATTATATATAAAATATAAAAACTCTTTTTTAGTGTGGTATATACTGATGTTTATATTTCTTTTTTGTGATGAAAGTTAAAAAATGACTTTTTGTTTGGAATATATAATACAAGAGAGAATATTCTAAGGAATATATAACAAAAAGAAACATAAAACATATGCCATTACCACATTTCACTCAACTTCAAATGACTGGGTCACCAGGTGGTCCGGGTTCTGATCCACAAGAGCCAGTATTCATGAATTTATTCGAGATTACTTTTATCTTACCAACAATATTACAAGCACAAGGTCGTGACCCTGTTCTTTTATTACAACAAGCAACAGATATTGACCTTAACTTGACCAATAAACAAATTGGTGTAAAGGATCAAAGGTTCAAATACACTACACGTGCATTTTTGGATGCGGGTCCGGAACAGACACATATTGATGATTTGAGTATTAAATTCAATGTGAATGTTAATAACCAAGGTTCTATGGAAACATGGAATACATTAAGGGCTTGGTATGATCTTGCGTGGAATTCACAGAATGGTACTCTTCATTATAAAGCAGATACTATTGGTACAATGATAGTGAATCAACATGATAAGAAGGGTCTTGTTCTACGAAGAGTAACATTCCAAAACTGTCAGTTGAAATCTGTATCTTCTCCATCAATGGATTGGTCATCAAAAGAAATTTTTCAAGCAGATGCTAGTTTTGTTTGTGATTACTGGATTGATGAATTTATTGATAATAACTTTACAATATCTCCACCATTCGTGGCGGGATATGTATAATCCTATTGAGTGTATTTTTGAACCCACCAATCATTTATTCGATTGGTGGGTTTTTTTTTTCTTAAACATATTCTGTGATAATGTATATAACCTTTAAAATCAATAGATTATATGAAGGTTTTTATTACTACGGATTGGCACTTTGGTGTTTACTTGAATAATTTGGATAAATGGTTGGATATGATGGAGGATTATTTTATGAACTCCTATATACCATTTCTGAAAGAAAATGTTGAAGAGGGAGATATTCTTATCCATTGTGGTGATCTCTATGATAATAGGACTGCAATTCCTATTATTGTTTCTTATAAAGCAGAGAAGATAATAACAGAGATATCTAAGATACTCCCAGTTCATATGATAGTTGGAAACCATGATCTATGGAATAAGGGAACGAATGATGTTAATTCGGTTAGGCTTTTCGATCATATAGATGATGTTCATGTTTATACAGAAACAACTACAATTGATTTTGCTGAAAAGAAACTTGTACTTATGCCTTGGGTTGAGCATAGAGTGGATATGATAAAGGAAATAGAGAATAGCCCGGGTGATTATTTGTTTTGTCATTCCGATCTGAATGGTTGTCGAATGCATCTTAATTCTGTTGCACATAGAAACCATGATAAAATTGATGTTTCTGCATTTTCGAGATATGAGCATGTTTTCAGTGGTCATATACATATCCGTCAACGAACTAAAAACTTTACATTTATAGGTTCTCCGTATCAGATGGATAGGAATGACCGTGGTGATCAGAAGGGAATAACCATACTTCGGCCAGATTCAGGTGAGATTGAATTTGTACCAAATAAATATTCACCTATATTCCGTGAAATTGTTATAAAGGAAAAGGAAGATATTGATAAGTTGGATGATGAGATAAATTCTAAGGATTATATAGACCTTGTTATTTCAAATAACCTACTTGTTACCGATAGGAAGATTCGTAGGAATTTAGAGATATTACTGTCAAAAGGTGGATTTGCTTCAATTGATTATCTTGATGATATAGTAGATGATGAGGATGAGGAAGATGAAGAAGAGATATTGCTAGAGGCTGCTGATGGTGATGTTGAGATAACTACGAAGTTGGATTATGAAAATTATATCAAGAACTATATTGAACGCCAAACTTATTCAAATGATAAATTTCGAGAAGTTATGGTAGAACAGTATGATATTATACTTCAGAAGTATGAGGAGAATTATAAATCCTCCTCTGATAAATTATCGTAATATATTCTTCAATTTCCTACTTCTTTCAACTATTTTGAATTCGGATGATGTTTCGATAGCCTGTCTGATATGGAATCGAAGTGGGTGTTTTGAATCGCAGAAAATTTGTTTTGATGAAGTTGGATAATCTTTTTGGTATCTCACCATGAATTCTTTTTTAGTACCTTCAAAATATTCCAAATATTCTATTTGATTTGTTATAGCAGTTCCTAATTTATTCCCATGTTTATATAAGAACACAAAGTTCTCATACCATACAATTATTACTTTCATTTTGTAAATATATGAATTTGTCCGAGAATAACCTAATTTTATATATACACCAAATTGATCATTTAAATGAATAATCTTAGGTTCTTTGATAAGGAGGGAAAGTCTTTAAACATTACGTATAATACAGATATTGAAAGATATGATGGGGATATCCTCTTTCATGAGAATTCAACAGACACATTTAAAACACAGGGCATTTATATGTTTGAAAATGTAGATGCTTTTGATTATGAGTGTGGAGAGAATCTTACACTTGATAAATGGCAGTTATTTAATGAATATGGCTTTCATTTCTATGAATCCGGTGTTTTGTCTGAGGTTGTGACATCTATTGAACCTGTTAATTTTGAGGATTCATATTATTCCAAGTGGGTTTATGGTGTTGATTTTCATAAGAAATTTCCTATTGGTACATTGATACGGTTCGATGATCCTATATTTGGATTCACAGACCCCAATAGAATGTATTTCGTTATAAGAACAAAGCCGGGTGCAATTATGATATTATCTGATGAAACAAATTCGTTCTTCGATAATACGTATCCTTATCAGAATAATTCGTCATACAATGACGAGAAGATATCATCTGTTGATGCCCTTGGTATTTATAATTACATAACTCCATCATTACAGAATACTTTATCCACTTGGAATGAGGATGAATTCTACACTAAGATCGATGTTGGTAGGAGGATAAATATTGTTAATACTGATAGTAATGATGATTATAAACAAACTAATGATTTTGATGATGTTGATATTGTTACTATAAAGAATGATAACCTACTTGATATGAGTCATTATGAGTATTCGGTATCAAATACACAGTTACCAACCAACACGGGACTTTTCATAGAAGTTCTTACAAGAACAGATGTTCCTTTGGTTTATGAGGGAGCAATGCAATTTTATGATGCAACAACAACCAACTCACTTGGTTTTGTTGGTGTTATTGATTTTGTTTCGGGTGTTCCTCAAATATTGAAGCCGGGTGTTGAATTTAAGATACCGGAGTCGATATCTAACCAACAATTTTATAGAGTTTCCCCAATTTCTTCATTTGTTGGGAATGCTAACCAAACAACATACCAAGTTGGTCAGCAAGTAATATGGAAGAATAAAATATATCAATGTGTTCAATCATATACGTGGGTTGCTAACTCCATAAGTGAAGACCTTACTGTTACTCCACCGGTAACTACTGTAAATCCGGATGATACGGATTATTGGTCAAGTACGGCAACTTATATACCCGTTGAACAGACACCCGTGAATGAGACAATTGGGGTAAATGGTAAAGTTTATCTTACTGTTGATAGATTCGCATTCACACAGAGTTTCACCTTCTCTGAGGGGGTAACACTTGCATCTGCTGCTGATAAGTACTCAGATGTCTTTTCTGAGCTTGATATAGACCTTTATTATGAAGGTTCTGAGTTAAAGGCCGACCTTGTGCATCCATCGCAATACACTATTGTTAATTTTTTAACAGATACCACCCCACAGGTGAATATTGGTACAACGAATCAGAAAATAGAAAGACTTATTGAAGTTGAAGAACAACTTACAAGTGAGTATAATTATGATATATCTGAGAATTTCCTTTATAATATTGTCTTCACTGACCTTGACGAATTTGGGTTTGTCATAAATATAAATGGTGAAATTTATCAAGCAGATATAAAATTTGTGTATTCATCTGGTCAGATTGATATGGAACGAACAATACACGCCACACTTATTGAGTGGTATAATAACAACCTATCTGAGTTGGTGAGTTTGGGTATTGCACCAACATTACAGACAATAGGTATGATTTCACCCTATAAGAATTCTATAAAATTAGAAACTCAATATCCGAATGTTCCAATGGATTTCAATGTAAGTGTTGGTTCAACTGCAGATTTTTATATAGAACACACAGAGGTAACTTTTCACGAACCATCTATTGAGGGTGTTACTTTCAGTTATGGACCATATGTGGATATTGTTGTGAATGATCGATCATATCCAGTAACACACAGCCTTCCAACGGGTGGGGTATCTTCGATGGTAGAAACATTGGAGGATTGGATAGACCAACACCAATTTATTTTGGATGATTTTGGTGTATATGTTGATAATCTTGGCTCAACATTGAAATTTAATGTTAAAGACCCATCCCAAAGGTGTGATATAAGTGTGAAGCCGGGTGCAAGTGTTTTGCCAGGTGATAGTAATTATGTGATAACTGAGAAATTCAAAGGGAACCATGGTTCACTTCTCACATCAAATTCGGTAATACTTGGGACACAATCCGGAACACAGTCCGGAACATTTTCATGTCTTCATTTTGAGGATTCTGGATTTTCTACGGGTATGGTCATGGGGGTAAATAATACTGTTTATACATTGCAGAATGTTGATTATAGTATAATATTCCTTGATCCATATATAATGAATTTAAGTTATGAGGGTCCATTTTGGGGATTGACTCAGGCGTGTTATGGTAATTCTCCATTTGCAATTGTTGGGTTCTCTAATGGGTTTCAGCAATCAGGGTGTATTTCCGTGACCCAGTCAGGTGGTCAATTCAACAATCAGCAATTTTCGAGTGCATATAATATCACATTCCAAAACACGGCAACATATTCATTGAACACATATGCAACAGCAACACAATCTATTGTGGATATTCTTTATGTGCAACCATCGAGTTCAATTTTTGTACTTGGTAATGATGTATTGGTATATGATTCAATAACGAGTAATTTAGAATCACAAGTTACTTTATCAGGTACTTACTCACCATTGAAGATGATTTATAATACATATGATTCTTATGTATATGCCTTAGAAGAAAGGGATCTTTATTGGATTGATATTTACACACAGAATCTTATTGGTTCGGTAACATTACCATCAACTGCATTCTCACTTGATTTCAATCGTGATAATGGGGATGTTTATGTTACGACAGATACATCAGTTCTAATATACAATTCCGGTTCATTGGTGCAGACCATATCGGGTCAGGGATATGATATTGTTTTCAATGAATTTGAAGGGGATATGTATGTTGTTTCCCCACCAACTGATGTTAGAAGGATAGATGGTTCGACACGAACCGTTGTGAATACGTATTCTGTTCCATCGGTAACAGATGATGAGGTTATCTATGACCCGGTAAGAGAGGCAGTTTATTTCTATGACTCTTCGGATTTATATTATATTGATAATAATGTTGTTATATCAACTGGTATTGCATCAGGAACGAATAATTATCTTGAATTTTCAGGGGTGGATGATTCTATATATGCATCATCGGATGCACCTAAGTTTTATAAAAGAAATGCAAGCAATGGCAATCAATTTTATAATAATACAGTACCGCCTGCATATGGATACCAAGTATTGAATTATTATGATGGGGATGTTTATATTTCCAATCAGGATCCGGGTAATGCAAATATATCTGTTATGAATTCTGTTACAGGTGTTGTGAGGGAATTATTCACATTACCTGTTGGTGATAATACTACACGAAATGTTTTCAACCCGGATAGGAATTCTGTTTGGTTTTTGCAACCTACATTATCACAGATAATTGAAGTTGTTCCACAAGTTTCTTTTGTGGTTTCCAATGTGGTTGTGTCGAATCCATTGACTGTTACACAAAGTCAATATGGTGCTCTTCATCCTAATTATACACAACCAGATGGTCTCTGGTTGAATACGAGGGATTATTTGAGAAGACCACGATACAATTTCAATGGCGGTATAACAGCAAGTGTTTATTGGAAATGGTATTCGGATAATGTTCCGGAATTTTTCCTTTATGATTTTTCGGGGGAACAACTGACTACTGATGGACCACTCGCCTATATTGGTCAAAAGCCTTTGCCAACGGTTCATTTGAACAATAAGCCTAATAGGGATATTGACAAAGTGGGAAATTCCATCTATCAACAGACCGTTTTTCCGAGAATTGACCACGAATTGGGGTTTGTAGATGATAATGATGATATTTCATCAACACCACAACCAATTGAAACCTTTGTCGGGTATCGTTCAAGAGAAGAGGGGGCACTTCGTTCAGTATTACAATTGTATATGAAGGAAGATATTGACTTTACCATTGATGTATCACAAGATATTACAAATGAAATATCATTTTCAACCGTGGTTGATCCCGTATCGGGAAAACGTTCGGGTTTTATAAAGTTAAATCCACAATCAAATACCATGTTTGTCAATAGGGGTCTTGAAGTTGGGCAACATATAGCCATTTTCTTAAATGATGTTTCAAATGCTTCAAACCAATACATATCAGTTAATAATGGTTATTTGGTGAAAGTAAAGGCAGTTTATTCAAGAGAGATAGAGGTTGAATTTTTCAAAGAAATAGATTTTTTCGAAGATGAATCAACAATCGTCAATGGCTATCCATCAGATAATTCAATTACTTATTTGTCGTTGCGTATAAGGGTGTGGGATAAAGAGATAGGGAGATTTTTCGTATATGGTCAAACCGAAAATGAAGACATAAGATACAAGACGGAATTGAACAATATGGGTAAATTGATATCATCAGATGATGTTTATATTTTTAAGGAGTATGATATTAAAGAAGAAGGAATTGATTGGACATTCCTTAATAAGAAACGTAAAGAGATGTTGATGATGCGACATGTTATATACCCATATGTTGGGGCATATAAGTCAATAATAAATGCCATAAACTATTTTGGTTATAATGACCTTGAACTGTATGAATATTATAAGAATGTTGATCGCCTTTCAAAAAACTATATGAAATTGTTCAAAGTAGAGATACCTGATATATTTGACCAAACTGTTGTGGGGTGGGAAGATAATGACTTTTTGAAAGGTACATTTCCAAATGATACATATGAAGACACGAATTTATTCAACCTTACTTACCGTATAACTGATAGAGATGGTAATAGTGTTCTGACATATACTCTTGAGGAGGTTCAGAAAAAGTTACAAGGTTTGAAATATTGGTTGCAGGGGAATATAATACCATTATCACATAAGATATTGGATATCACCGGTCGAACAGATTTTGTTCAGAACACTTATATTTCTCACCAGATGAGAGATGTTACCATATTCAATGTGAGGGAATCGATGACACCTATCAGTTTTAGATTGAATGAATCTTATTTGATGCCTGTTAATAATGGATCAACTGTGTATAATTGTGTTCTTGATTTTTATGCAGATCAACCACTTGGTGTAACTCAATCATTGCCGGACGAATATGTTGTTGATATCAAAACATATGAGATATACCGTGAATGGTATCCATTGAAGACATATTCTGTCGGTGAAAAGGTTATTTATTTTGATAAGGTGTATGAGTCTGTTATTGGTGATAATCGTTTGAATAACCCTCGGAAGTATGAGGATGTTCCGGAATGGAAAACGGGTACTACTTATAATGTTTCTGATGTTGTGAGTTATAATAGGTATAATTATATATTTTCTGGTTATGGAATGACACAATCTGTAACAGCCTCAGTTATTCCACCCGTGAATGATAATGGTGGTCAATTTACGAATTGGATTGATATAACAGAATGGAAAGAGATAGATTTACATCCAATTCAACGAATAAGTGAGAGAAGGCTATCTTCTAACACTGACCCATTCAACTTCACGGTTGATTCAAATATTGACCCATTTATAGTTGTTGAGGTGAGTTCTAATAATGGTTATGGTCTTAATTGGAGAGATAGAAAGAATTATGAGATAAAGGGGATACTTGATATACAGGAATTAGAGGCATTTGCTAATTTAACATCGAAGCAATATAGGAATGCGACACTTGGTACTAAGAGGTTGAGTTAGGCAATTATTGCTTTAACTTCGTATTCACGTATGGTGAAATTCACAATCATTATATCTTGGAACTTTTCCGGGTCTTGTTCAAATACAACTTCCAACCCATAATCGATATCGTTCAATTCTGGTATGTATTCCGAGATTTGTTGAGCAATCACATTTCGTGTTGCTGTTGCTGATATTCTTGTTTCGTATAATAATTTCAAAAGATCTGCCCCAAAATTTGGATCACCATAGAGTTCTCCTTTATTTGTGAAGATGATCATCTCGTATTTTTGAATAATCACACGGATTATGTCATCGGTTATGATGGTATTCACTTGGAACCGTGGGTGTCCTTGGTATCCTATATACATATCTTTAAAATCGAACTCTGGCATATAATATATATTATTGATATGGAACACCTTGTACCTTTTTATGAATTTTCATCATTATTTAAATGGAATACCTCATCTTAGTTGATATATCATTCGTATGTGATGAATATTATGCAATAGATTTGATATATATATCGATGATATTATGAAATGGGTGTACGGTTAAATTATGGAAGCAGCATTTTTGAATGATTAAGATGTGAGAATATCTCTTAACCTTCCTATGGTTGTCATTGCAACGATAATTGGGTCTGCATTTGTTTCCAATTTGGGGTAGGTATCGGTTATGATATAATTACATTTGAAGAGTTGGTTTACTGATTGTTTCTTTTCAATCATATGATCAACAAATGGTCTTGATAATATTTGAAACATTACATCAATGTTATCATCCCCAAAATTATCCATTACGAAATGATATATTTCATTGTATGTCATATCTTTTTCGAATAGGGTTTTGTATAGGTTTTCTTGTAGTTCTGTATTTATTTCAATTGACTTCTCTTCTGTTCCGGTATCTTTGATGTCTTGGACTCTTTGTACCATTGACCTCATATCGGGAAAATTCTTCTTAACAACATCGGCCAATGTCTTATTATCAATGGTTATTGATTCGTTGGCACATATATTTTTTAACTTTTTATAAAACCTCTGTTGAATGTCTTTCTTTTCATCTTCGTGAAAGTTGAAGTTTATTCCTGTAAACCTTGATTTTATTCCTTTAGATACTTTGTTATAGTGGTTGGTGGTTAGAATAAACCTTACGTGTTTGTATTTTTCACTAAATGCTTTGAATGCATCTTCGAATTGAGCAGATACACGTTCATATTCATCTAGGAAAACATATTTTACATCATCTTCTGTGTCTATTATATTTGTTGATTTGCAGAATTTTTCTATCTCGTTTCTCAATAAATCAATTGATGTGTATAGTGATGAGTTTACTTCGATGTAATTGGTACCTGTTCTATATTTCCCAATGAGAATTCTTGCAAGTGATGTTTTCCCTGTTCCAAAATCTCCATATAATATAACATTTTTATTGAGTCCATTCTTAAAATGATTTGTTATTCTTTCAGGGAGAACCATGTCTTCCATTTTCCTTGGTCTGTATCTTTCCCAAAAAAGTAAGTCTTTCATATTACGAGGTTTTTGTTTCTTAATATATAGTGGTATGATTGGCAAAAAGTTTAATTATCAAGATGTATTTTTTCGTGATCTGACCATTTGTGTGTTGGATACACTCGAAGGAAGGATAAAATGGACAAACCGTTTCACTAAGAAAGATGTTGAGGTGAATGTTCCGATTTATTATTCTCTGTCCGGTGATGAGAGATTTCTTTTGGATTCTTTCCAAGATGATATTGTTTCCGAGAATAGGTATGTCGAACTTAATACTGACCAGATACCACGTGGTCACCTGACATTGAAAGATTGGACAATTCGTTCTGATGAATTCAGAAATCCCAATATGTGGTTAAAGGATATTAAAGAAGAGGGACTTGAATTGAGGAGAGAGTTGAAAAAGGTAAGGGCTGTGCCAATAAGTGCCACTTATGACCTATCCATATTGTTGAAAACTGAAATTGATACATTTAAGTGTTCTCAGTCAATAATGGATACACTTTGGTTATATAAATTTATGTTCTTTGAATATAACTATATGCATATTGATGCTTATATGCAAATGCCTGATAATAATAGTATTGATATTTCGAGAGAAAAGGGTGGTTTGACCGGTGATAATGAGATACGGTTAAATGCACAAATTGAAGTTCAAACATATTACCCATCGTTTAACGAGGAGGATGATACATTGAAAGCCAGTCCAATGAGGACCAAGTGGTATAATAATTTGAAAAATTTGAGAGATGGTAAGCCGAATGGGAAAAACCCAAATTCCGGTGATATCGGTAAATAGAAAAAAGTGGGTTTTTAATACTAATATATAGTTTATATAAAAAAAATATTTCAGAATATGAAGAATCTAAAGCTTGAACTATTCAACTTCAAAAAATCTTTGTCATATGACCAATCAGATGTGGCTTATATTATAGAGGGACACATGAATTTCAATGACCACGCAGAATTAGGGATTATAAAATCACTGAATGAAAAACTTAATAAGTATTCATTTGATGACCAAGTTAAATCCTTTCTTGAAGGCATTAACAATGATGTTGAGGAATTTAAATTGGTATATGAATTGAAGTCATTATTCAATGTTTTAAATTCAAAGAACCAGGGTGAATTGTATCGACAGCCTATAAATGTTTTATTGGAAACAATTAACATGGAAACTGATCAAGATCGAATCACTAAGATCCTAAACGAATTGTCAATCTATGACTGGGTTCCAGAAATAAAGCTTTTTGTTCATAATTTAACAAAGAATCCGGAGGATAGATCAAATCTTTTGAGTGGTGGTAAATCTGAGCCTGTTTATACTATTGTAGAGCAAGTTGAAGATGGTCACTTGGCATTTATTAAGGATTCATGGTTTTTGCTTTCAGATGGCGTTATTGAGAAAACATTGCTTGAATCACATATTTCTGATGATGAGAGATTAGAAACATTAAGAACTCTTCAAAACTCAATGCAGTTCAGTGAAATCTCTGAATCAAGAATAGATTTCAGAATTTCTGAATATTTGACTATTGGGCTTGGAGTTTCAAAGAAAGGAGTTTATATCAATGATGATGAGATGACTGATGAGAGTACTCTTGAGTCAGTTTTCAATTCACCGGTAATTCCTATCGTAAATAGAAGTTTTTATCCGATCATTCTTGAAGTATCTAATAATTTAGATTCATTTGTTGAATTGGATGTTGTTAAAAGAGTTAGTAATCTGATTAACCCTACATTGGAAGCATATGTTTTCAATTACAAAGATAATACATTCTTGTATAGATGTGATGAAAGATATGGACATTCATTCTTCAAATATGAATCAGCATTGGAGTTGGTTAATGAAGTTAGAAATGAACTTCAGTGTGATCTCACTTATTTCTTTGAAACTAAACTTGATAAAGAGGTAGTTGTTAAGAAAAAATTAGAAGACAAAGAAAGAGAAGTTACTCTTAAATTGGAAGATGTTCAATTCAACATTTCTAAGATAAAGTCTTCTATGGAAATTATGGGTGAGTCCGAAGTTCTTACAGAGGCATTTGAAAACTTAAAAACAAGAGAAAATAACTTGAAGACAGAAGTTGATGGAATTAAAGAACTTCAGTACAAAGAAAGAGTTAAAAAATAACCTGAATAGTTATACTTGGAAAATCCGACCTACGGTCGGATTTTTTTTTTTGTTTCTGGGCTATTTTTAAAACTTATTTATAATTTTATCATATAATTCAAAAGCATTAGTATAACCACTAGTGGTAAAAAAACAATGCTTAATTTATGCACATAAATAATAAAGAACTGTATTATGAAATAGTAGTATCAAAAGCCAGAGGGAAATTAACAAGAAGATCTGTAAAAATGTTGGAGATTTTGGGAACTGAGGCTATAAAAAAAATGAACAAACGTTTCTTCACCGAAGATGATAAAATGGATTGTTTTCAGATGGGGTTGTTGAAAATGTACCAGAATTGGTATAATTTCAATCAAGAGAAGTCTGAGAATGCATTTGCATATTTCACAGAAATATTTAAACGTGCCCTTACTGAACAATTTAATGTTCTGTATAAAAAGAAGGGTGACCCCGATAACAATATTAAGTTGATATCTATACAGGGTTCGAATGATGGACAAGGATTACATTCAATTTAATTGGACAAATCTATTTCCATTTGATATAAGAAATAAATTTAAGATTTATCAATGGCTAAAAAAGTTGGATTAATTACCGGTATAACCGGACAAGATGGGTCATATTTGGCGGAATTACTTTTGGACAATGGGTATATTGTCCATGGTATAAAAAGAAGAAGTTCCTCGTTCAATACAGATAGGATAGACCACATATACGAAAACCCCAAATATAAGGATCGTTTCTTTTTGCATTATGGGGATCTTACGGATTCGACAAATATAATACGGATCGTACAGGAAGTGCAGCCAACTGAAATTTATAATTTGGCTGCACAATCACACGTTAAGGTTTCATTTGAAACACCTGAATACACGGCAAACTCTGATGCACTGGGAACTTTGAGAATCCTTGAAGCCATCCGTATTCTGAAATTGGAAAATAAGACCAAATTTTACCAAGCATCAACATCTGAGATGTTTGGTCTTGTACAAGAAGTTCCACAAAAGGAAACTACACCCTTTTATCCACGTAGTCCTTATGGTGTAGCAAAGTTATATGCACATTGGATAACTGTGAATTATAGAGAGTCATATGGAATTTATGCCTGTTCTGGTATATTGTTCAATCACGAAAGTCCTGTTCGTGGAGAAACATTTGTTACTCGGAAGATAACACAGGCAGTTGCGAAAATAAAACTTGGACTACAAGACAGTCTTTCTATTGGGAATTTGGATGCTGAAAGGGATTGGGGACATGCAAAGGATTATGTTCGTGGTATGTGGTTGATGCTGCAGCAAAAAAAAGCAGAAGATTATGTATTATCAACTGGTAAGAAGATATCAGTTCGGGATTTTTGTGAAATGGCATTTCGTGAAATTGGTGTTGATATTGAGTGGAAAGGTGAAGGAGTTGATGAAGTGGGTATTGATTCGAAAACAAATAAAGTTCTTATAAAAATTGATGAGAAATACTTCCGCCCCACAGAGGTAGATGAACTCCTTGGTGATTCTACAAAAGCCAAAGAGGTACTTAATTGGGAACCCGAATATACGGTTGAAGAACTTTGTAGGGAAATGGTATCAGCAGATTTGATTAAATTGAAAGTTACACAATGATAAAACCGTATTCTAAAATATTAGTCTGTGGTGGTAGAGGTATGGTTGGCTCTGCTATAATACGACAATTAAAATCGAGGGGATTTAATAATATACTATCCCCAACAAGTTCAGAATTGGACATGACAAACCAAGGTAGAGTGGATATGTATTTTAAAAAACATCGTCCGGTGTTTGTTTTTATGGCAGCCGCCAAGGTAGGTGGTATCCATGCGAATGATTCTAAAAAAGCAGATTTTCTATACAAGAATCTGATGATACAGAATAATGTAATACACCACTCTTATTTGTATGGAGTGGAGAAATTGTTATTCCTTGGTTCATCATGTATTTATCCTAAGATGTCCAAACAGCCAATAAAAGAGGAGTATTTGATGACCGGTGAGTTAGAACCCACTAATGACTCTTATGCAATTGCTAAGATTGCCGGTATAAAGATGTGTCAATCGTATAATGAGCAACATGGTACAAATTTCATATCGGTGATGCCTACGAATCTATATGGACCGAATGATAATTATGATCTTGAAGCATCGCATGTATTACCCGCCCTTATTCGGAAGGTACACGAATCAATGAATTCAAGTGATAATAATGTGGTTGTTTGGGGTTCCGGAAACCCAAAAAGGGAATTCCTTTATGTTGATGATCTTGCAGAGGCGTGTGTTTATTTATTTGAACATCATAACGGAAGTGAAATTGTGAATATTGGTACAGGTGAGGATATATCTATAAGAGATCTTGTGTATCTGATACAGGATGTTATTGGTCATTATTGTAACGTTGAGTTTGATCAGAGCAAACCAGATGGTACTCCTAGAAAATTATTGGATGTTTCTAAATTGAAAGAAATTGGGTGGGAACCAAAAACCTCTCTAAGAGATGGTATAGATATGACATATAAAGAATTTCTAAAAACATTGGATACGTTCAGTGATAAAAATTAATTGAATTTTTTGCTTTTGAGGTGTTGTTCTGTTATAACAATGAATTTAAGTCCCTTTTTCTCACAGTAACGTATCATTGTTTTCCATTTCTGTGAATTCTTTTGTGCCATTTTAAGTCGATATTCTAAATTTTTCAATTTTTTTGTGGTTGCATTTTGGGGTACATTGAACAATTTCTTTTCGAATAGAATAACATCTTCATATTCCTTGTGTGGTTTTACCTCACATATAACTTTTGAGGTTGTTCTGTCATTCTTTTCTAATTCGTAATAGAAATCGGGATAATAGGTATGGCTTTTTAAGTTTATATCACCTGATTTTTCATAATGTGTGAGTTGGTATGGTATTTTGTTACACTCTGCACACCATCTAATTATTTTATCATTATTATCGAACCAAACCATCATTTTTTTTTTTTCGAGGGAACTACGGTAGTAGATTCCCCCTTCTGAGTTTAGTTTTATTACTTTTTCTTTATTTATAGGAATGTAATTTCCTTGGTGATATTTATTATTATTAGGCTTTGAATTTATCATTTATCAATAATTTATTTTTTAATATATTTTTAATATTCTTATATTCTTTGTAACTAATTCTTATGAGGTTTATATTATTTTCGATGCAGTACCTGTTTTTAATTTCATCATTTATTTGAATTTTTTCGAATGCTTTTTCACCACCAAAATATTTTATGGGTTTGAAATGATGTTTCCCATCATATTCTATTAATGTTTTTTTGTGGGGTAACCAAAAGTCAAACCTAAGTCTTGTATTATCTATATTATTGAACGTTTTTTCTCTTGTGTGTGGTATATTATATTTATTTAAAAAGTTAATTATTGATATCTCCCCTCTACTTTTTGTTTTGCAAAGGTTACAACCACATCCCTTTAGATGTGTTTCAACTTTTTGTTGAAATGTTCCATGTTCATTACATATTATGGGTATTCTATCTGATATCGATACATAGTCATCTCTTATAAGATATTTATATATATTGTTATGTATTTCGTTTGCCTCCTGTATAAATTCGTCCTTTGTTCTTTTCCTCATATCCAATGAACATTTTGGACACCCACTTCCATTTATGTGTAGGTATGCGTTGATGTCAAATTCTTTATGTTTATTGCATATAATTTTAACATTTTCCTTCATCCCCTTATACTCACAAAAATTGTAATCATAATTTTTGTGTATTTTTTGGCAATTTTCAATATATTCTTTTGTAGTGTATTTTAGAATATTCCTATTTCTATTCCCATTTCCATTATTACATTTTATACATCCACCACCGTTCATATGATATTTGGGTATTTGTTTAAAATCACCGTGTATTGGACATGTTATTATTATTTTGTTTTTATATCCTGTGTAATTAGATTTTGTGTACGTGTAATAGTTATTATGTTTGTTTTTTGAAATAGAGATAAAATCACATGTCTTAAGTCTTGGTCCAAATTGATTTAGATATGCACATTGTGGACAACCACTTCCATTTTTATGATGGTGTGGAGTTTGTTGGAATATTCCATGCTTCTTACAAACTATCTTGACCTTCTCATTGCTTCTTTGGTATTCTACAAGTGTATAATCATATTTATTATTGTGTTTGGCTTTTGCTAAATTTATAAAGTTCAATTCTTTTATTTTTTTAATGTCTATCTTTTTTGGTTTTTTGTTACTTCTTTTTCTTTTACCACATTGTGGACAACCACTTCCATTTAAATGCGTATTTGGCCTTTGGAGAAAATCACCATGTATTTTACAGGTTATAGATACTTTGATATTCCATTTCTCATATACTACATTCTCATAACTGTATTTATTTTTATGTATTTTTTGGGAATTTTCAATAAACTCATCAGTTGTTTTTTTATTTGATTCCCAACCTCTTGTTCTTCCACATTCAGGACAACCTCTTTTATTTCCTATTAAATTACTTAATGAAATATTGAATTTACCATGTGTTTTACAGATTAATTGAACTTTTTCTTTGTATGATGTGTATTTGAAGAAATTGAATAAATACTTTTTTCCGTGTATTTCTATTATCTTTTCTATCATCTCTTCTCTATTTAATTTCTTCATATATTTATATATTGAATTCACTAGACCACTTACTTGGTTTGGAATTTATCATAGTTTATATATAATCATATGGGACCTCTTATGGAAAGAGTTAAATTGAGTCAAAAGGTGTTCGGTACTGATATTGTGGATTACTACAAGAACAATACTGAGTATATGTATGATCTATATGGGAAATCTACCAATGAGTGTGAGAGTGTTAATAAAGAAGATATCACGGTCGGTGGTTTCTACCATCTTGTTTATAGGGATGATTCTAATTGGATGAGGTATTCACCAATATTCTGCTGTGATTATAGAAAGATGGGTAATATGATAATAATAATGGGTGTGAATTTTAATTTCATCCCATTGGAGTTAAGACCTAAGATATTTGACCCATTCATAACGGAAAAGAATATTGAAGAAAACGAAATAATAAAGGTGAATTTCAGAGGCATGTATTCTGAATTATTGAAGATAGGTTTCGAATATTCGATACAGGAGTATAATGTTGCACAGATTGACCGTATTCACCGGATTAACCTTGAAATTCTTCCA